CTTGTTCCTGTAACAATTCCACTAAAACTTACTTTCTTAGTGCCAGAAGTATCTAAAAATAATTCAAACTGTGCATCACCAGCATCTTCTGTAGTTAAAACATCTGCCAATAAGTTTGCAGTCTCATTACCACTAGCTGCTGTATAAAGAAAATCAATAGTACCAGAGGCAGAAAGTAAACCACCAACAAAGCTTCTTGATGTTGCTCCATGAGCAGTTACATCTAAAGTGTCCTTTGTTGTATCTAGTGTCCATCCAGTTGTAGAAACAACTGCTTCAGTTGTACCAGAAGAGTTCTTAAATTTAACAGAACCTTCCTCTCCACGAAAAAATGCCATAATCCTAAGAAAAAAGAGTATTTAAGATTAGTTTAACTTGTTATCGAGCATTTCTGGTGTCACTTCAGTCATTTTTTACTCCTTTTAGTAGTTTTTTTACGCCTATGTTGATAGGTTATCTTCTTTTTACCAGTTTTTTCACGTTTAAACCTCTCTTTCTCACTTTTCGTCATCTCTCCTACAGTCTTAGGTGTCTTACTTGATACACGCTTACTAGGTCGACAGGCAGGATAATCTCTTTTCTCTCCTTTAGAACGACCACAAGGCTTGCCAGTTTTAACATCAACCCAGTTTTCCTTGAACCAACGTGTCAAACCACCTTTGGCTCTTGGATTAGGACTACTTTTTCTTCTTTGTGGCACTTTTCTTTCTCTCCACTCTGTAAGTTCCACCACGCTTTTTATATTCTCGGACTAGCCAAGCATTAGCGTAGGCAGAAGGATAAACAGCAAACTTACGTTTAGCTTCAGCTTTTACTCTAGCGTAAAGTGCTTTATTAACAGGTACATTCACTTCTCTTCTTACCTCCCTTTTTCTTTTTTTTCTTTTTCTTCTTTGTTGTTGACATTCCGTAATGGTAAGGCATAAGCAAAAAGTCTCTTAATATATTCTAAACGCAGTCTGCCCTAATGTCTCAGGTTTCGCTAAGTTAAATTGTTGCAGACAAAGATAACCAAAAGCATCAAAAGCATGATCCACTCCCAGATTTTTATTAGGTAAACCTGTATTAGGTGCGTAAGTTAACGTCCTAAGTGCCTTTATCAATTCTTTACAACGAGGGTGTATAAGCGTCCTTCTATCGCCATTAGCGTCAAACAGGGCAGTATTGACAGCAGTAATCTTATCTCTGATCTTCCACGGGCTTCTAGGACTCATAACAGTAAAACCAGACCTTCTAAGTATCGTATGATCTGTTACACCCACACCACTGGTCTTTCTTGCACTTCCAGTGGGGTCTGGACAAGCAATAATTCTACGATCTACCCCATATCTTCTAGTAACCTCTTCTGCAAAGTCCCATGTGGTAGCACCTCCTGTAAGCATGATTTCATCAAAAACATACAAAGTATCGTTATGTTTTACTGCACAGATTCCTGCCATAGGGTCAACGTTAAAATCCAAGCCAATTAACAAGGGAAGCATGTGTAAATCTGCTACTTCTTTATCAATATTGTCATCAGCAAAACTAACAGCAACCAATCCAGTAAGATTTTCAAAACTAGCTTCAAATTCCTGCCTAAAAGTCCTCGCATCTAATTGCGACCTAGCTGCTTCAACTTCTTCTTTTACAACATTACCCCCCTCTATCGTAGTAAAACTCCATCTTTGCCAATCATCCCATTCCTTCTCCCCACAAAAACACCACATGTCATAAAACCAACTAGCAGTACCATCTGGTGTTGAAATGAACAGTGCCCAACCTTGTTTATCAGCTAACGCAGGTCTAATAACTTCAGCCCAAACGTCACGATCCATAAAAGCAGCCTCGTCCAAAACAACACCAGCAAGACTCCTACCCCTCAATGCCATAGCATTTTCTGTTCCCTTCAACTCAATAGTTGATCCATTAATCAATTCCAACCTTAAATCAGTTTCATTCTTACTTTGAATCCATACTTTTGGAGTCAACCTCTTCAATTCCTTCCACGCAATATCCTTTGCCATCCGATAAGTTGGTGCACAATAAAAATAAACCTCCCCAGGACGATTTATAGCCCCTCTCAATAGTTCTATACAAGATAAATAACTCTTACCAAACCTTCTTCCAGCTACTAGCACTCTAAATCTCTTATCTGAATTAAAAACTTCCCCTTGTGCATATCGCAAACTTATCTCACTCTTCTTTTTTTCACTTACAGCCATAAAATTAACAAAAAATACAACTCATACCCCTACTTTATAGCCTATTTACTTACTTTTAAGTTATCATTCAACTAAATACTACTAAGATCAAGTCTGTGGCTTCCTCTACTTTTCCTGATAACATAATAAATAATCCTCTCGCTAATCCTGCTAAAAAAAGAACTCGCTCCACAGTCTCAGATGTCCTAAAACGCTCCCAAAGACTTTACGCTCGTCAACTTGAAGGTAAAACTACTCGCCAATTAGTTATAGAACACTCCTCAATAGAAAATATTTCTGAAACTACCGCTTGGCATGATTGGGATAGAGTTAAAGTCTGGAATAACGAAGATTGGGAAAAAGATAGAGAAGCTCTTCTACCAAGACTCCAAGCAATGCGTATCCGCCTCTTCAACAAAGCTGTCAAAAAAGGTCAGCTTCAAACCGCAGCTCAAATTCTCGATAGCCTAGGAAAAGTTATAGGTGAATCTATAGAAACAGTTAATATTCAAGCTCCTGAACTTTCTATAAAAGTTGAACCAAAAAATTAACCAGAATATATTTAAGTTCCTCGCCAAGGCCTACAAAAAAAATTTTTTACCTACAGTCCCCCTAAGTCCATAAAAGCCCTTAGAAGCCCATACAGAGCACTCTCAGAACACAAAAATCTATAGAAGTCCATAGGAAGTACCACTAAATAAAATTTTGTACTCTTAATAATTTATTTGTACTTTCTGTTAGCTTTGTTTACTATTTTATGCTATATTAGATTTAAGTTTAGTAAATTCTTAAATTATGACTTTAGGAGCTGTAAAATTTTCTAGCTTAGAAAATAATTGTTTCTATCTTTTTAATTTAAGATCTTGCTAAATGAAAACATAACAAAATTATTTCATTCCATACCAAAAATGAACTCAATTAACTTATTCCCAACTGAGGACACTCAAACACTAAGAACAGAAAAATTAAAAGTAAAGTTTAGTTTTTGTTCTTACTCTTCTTATATGACTATTGGCAATGATTCAAAAGAACTTACAATTTATTTGGATCAGGAAAATATTAAGAATCACATTCTTAACAATATTAATAATCTTTCTGTTAAATATGACAGGGACAAAAAATTCTTACTAGAAATTTTTAAGTCAGTAGTTACTGAGGTTAACAAATTAGAGAAAGAAGAAAGAGCAGAACTAGAAACATGGTTAGTTGATAACTTCAAAAGCGAGGTTAACAACTAATGAAAACTAAGAAGAATACAACTATTCAGATAAAGGTTACTGTTGATCCAGTAACCTATAAGCTCCTTTGTGCAAAAAGTGAAGAAATACTTGGGGAGCAAAATTTGAGCCTATTAACTAGGATCATGTACAAGAAGGAGCTAGGCATCAAATGAAATTTATTACCATTCCTTATTTATTATTATTCCTATTATTAATTTAAAACAATGCTAAATGTATTACTTATTGCTAACGAGTGTGGGGATTATGGTCACATAGCCGCAACCATATCAAAAAAAGAGTTAATTGATTTTGTGGAGGACAAAGGCTACGAAGCTTGCGAGTTCCAAAATGATGACTATTCAAAAGATGATACTGTAGAGAGTCTAAGGACAGAGTGCGGATACTTCACATTAAAGACGCTACCAGATGCGGAAAATACAATTGGTTACGGAACTTAAAAAATTAGTTAAAATAAAAACTCCAGTAGAAAATTATTTTTACTGGAGAAATTTTTTCAAAATTTTTGATGTAAAATTTTATACAAAAAAAATTTATTAAAAAAAAAAAAAAAAAATTAGAACTAGTAGCAGTTAGTTAGTTATGAATGATGAATGTCAAAATTGAATGGATTTTTAAGACTGAATGAAAATATTATGAATGTTAAATAATAACATTACTTTCACGTCATTATCATGTATAATTTAAGAGTATTCATACCAAGATTAACAATGAATCAATTAAAAGAAAAAAATCATGCTTTACAAAATGCTATAGGGCATATTGAAAGCATTGTTAAAGATTATGAGAGACTTTCTTATTTAGAAAGTTTAAATCCTACATCATGCGAAGAAGAAGAAGAAATCGAACAAATAAAAGAAAGCATTTTAAACAGTGCCCTAAGTGTTGAATTTCGCAGTGGTTGGACTTCTAACCCTAACGATATAGAGTTAGAAGAATTTAAAATCCTTTTAACATGGGGCGGTCCTGCTCTCAGAGTGATAGGAGAATTAAACCAGTATAAAGAACCAGACAATATAAAAATGCAGTTTCAAGATTGGGGAACTTATTGGACTGATTTTGAAATTACAGAAAATCAGCAAGAAGCTTTGAACTGGTTTTGTAATTGCTTTTATTTTGGTGATTAAATGAAAAAATATAAATTATATAAAATACAACCTTTTAATCACGATTATAAAATTATTGATATTTCAAAAAAAGAATATGAAAAATTAAAAAAGGAGTATGAAAGAGACTTAAAAAACTAAGTCTCTATTTTTATATATATTTCAAAACTTGCAATTTTGAATATATATACTTATAATAACCTACATAAACATACCAGTTTAAATGAAACCAACTAAAGTCAAAAAACCCATGAATGGGTTGATATATCAATCAATAATGGGTGAATACCTTATTGATCCTAATGAATGTTTAGAAAACTTAAATATTCAAAAAGCTATCAGCATGAATGATGAAGTAATGCTTAGAAAAATTCTTGAATGTGAGTATTAATTATGAATTGGACTTCAAAAGAAAAATCTAAGTACTGGAATAAAGCCTATCAAGAATATTCCCTTGAGAGTGGTTTATCTCTTAAAGACTTAAGTAATTGGATTAAGATTAATCCTTTTGTAGCTGTAGCTATAGAAGATAGGGCTATTGAATTTTTAAAGGAGAATAATTAATGGCAACTAAAAAGCAAAAAATAGCATTAATAAATACTTTACTTAAGTATTATGATGCTTCAGATAATGAAACTTCAGGCCAACTTTATCGAGATATTTTACACTTTACAGTTGGATTAACATTTGAAAGTTTTAATTCTTGTAATGACATAGCAGAAAGACTTTATACAAAAGGAAAGAAAAGTTATGAATCTTAAATTACAAGAAAAAGATGCAAGTGCATTATTTTTAGCACTTGATGAAATAGTAAATTTTGACTTAAAAAAATTTAATCAAGATGAAAGAGAATCTATCTTAGATATATATAAACAAGTAAAAAAATATAATCCATACCATTTAAAAGATAACCCTAGATATGTAGGTAAAAAATGAAACTTAAAAAAACTAGAAAAGAAAGAAAGTGTTATTCATGTAAATCTCTCATCAATAAGGGAGATTTATATGGTCAAAAAAGCATAGCTTTAGGAGAAAAAGTTAATGGAGAATCAGAAACTTTTGATGGGATGAATACTGTAGTTCATTACATGAGAATACCAGTATCAATGTGTAAAACTTGTTTGGAGAATAAATAAAAGATGGTTAGACAAAATCCATATAAAGAAAGTTGTATTGAAAGAATGAAAGAGTTAATAAGAGAAAATTACAGTAAAATCGCTGTAATAAAACAAATCAAAAAAGAATTTAAATATGTACATCAAAGTACTTTTTATCCTTGGTATGATATTGCCTTAGATCAAGAAGATATAAAGACTTGGGAAGAGGATAATCAAATACAAATACATGATAAAAGGGCTGATAAAATTAACTTAAAACATCAAATATATTTAGATCAAAAAAAGATATATAGCGATATTAATTCAGGAATCGAAGAAAAAGAAAAAGCAATGAATATATTATTATCTCACTTTCTAAAGAGAGTGGAATAATTTACTGGCATTTAATTAGGGTTCAATCATTTTGCATAGGAATAGTATTTTATACTTGGCTGCTTATATGATTACTAATTACTGTAAGTCCAGTACTTTCCAAAAACGAAAATTCGGTAACGAAAATGAATTACAAAACAATAGAAGATTTAGAAATTGCAAGTATCAATCTTAAAGAAGATTTTGATATGGTTATTTCTTTTATCAAAACTACAAAAGATTTAGAGGTAGTTAGTAAAGCAATTACAAAAGCTTTTCAATGCGTACCAAATGCACAACAATTACCTTCAGTAGCAAGTGAAGCTGAAGAAAATCAAAAGGTTGTAATGAAAAAATTTGAAGATTTTTTAGGAGAATTATAGTGAAACATTTTAGATTAACTGTCACTTCAATGACATCACATTATTTATATATAACTACACCAGACAATGTAGAAATAGACGATGTTTGTGAACATTGGAGAGATTTCGATGGAGGAGATTTCCAAACTGATGATTGTGGAGATTGGGAGTATTCAGATTTAGAAGAAGTAAAAGAAGAGGAAGTAGATTCTTTTTCTGTTGAGTGGGAAAAGGAGGATTTAAAAAAATGATTGATAATCCAATACCCGATCAAGTTATGGATGAAATGGATAAAAATTATTTAGCTGAAAGATTTGAAGAATTAGCTAAAGATAAAGTTAAACATTTAGCTGATCTCTTATTACCAGAATATAAAGATGATTTTTATGATTGGTATATCAATATTTGTTATAAAGATGAAGAAGAATTAAGCTCACTAATTATAGATTATTCATTGATAAATGATTGGTGGGAAGAGGTAAAAGATGATTATGAATATTGCGTAAGTCCATTAGAAGATTATCAACCAAGTGATGAAGAAATGAAAAGTGATTTTGGCACAAAATGGCATGATAAATTGTAATTTATTTTTTAACTTTTTTTAAAAAATCAGAAATAGATTCTCTAATTAAAAAACCAATAGATAATCCTGCTTTGGAAAGTTTTTTTAACTCTTCATAGTCATTTTCATCAACACTAACGCTG